GGAGTATCGGAAAATGCGCCCATTGTCTTTTGTCCTTTCGATTAGGCCTTCTGGCCCGTGTACTTTGCGAACAGTTGCTTGAACTTGGCGAGGTCGCCAGCGGCCTCATGCACCGCACGAGCGGTCGCCACCTTGGGGTCGAGGGTTTCGCCACCCTCATCAGTCACGGTGTGCTGTGCCACGGTCGGCACATTCAGCGGCAGGCGGGCCATCGTGGCTTTCCAGAACGCGATCTTCGCGCCGGGGTTGGCAGCGTCCGACAGTTCCTCCACCATGCTGTTGCGGAACTTGGAGCAGCGGTAGCCGTCGCGGATCATGGAATCGACTTCCTTGCCGAACCGCTCCAACTTCAACTGCTTCTCCAGTTCCTGCACGCGAGCGAACAGAGCCTTCGTGGACTTGTCACCCTTGCTCATCTTGGCCTTTCCGCCATAGGCGGCTTCCATCTCTTCTTCGTCTTCTTCCTCGGCCTCGCCCTGATGCGAGCCAATATCAACATGCACGCCGTCGGCGAAGTTCTCTTCGTCGTCGTCCTCCATGTCGTCGTCTTCCTCGTACTTCACCTTTTCCGACTCGACATCACAGAACTCGTCCTCATCCTCGTCGGATTCGATGGCAGCAGCATCCGCTCGGTATGCCATCTCTGATTCGTCTTCGTCAAGTTTTGGCATTTCGTCCGCAGCCTGCTCGTCGAGAACCTCTTCGATCTCCTCGTTCTCGGCTTCCATCTTCTTCTTGTTCTTGCGGGCCATGTTGTTCCTTTTGCTATCTGCGGTCGGGATGAAGGTATTCAAACCTCCACCAACACCGACCATTTCACCAAATGAATCCTTGGAGTCAATGGATAGTGCCACAACTCCCAAGGGACGCTCAAAGACCATCTTTGAACCTTGCTTCGTGAATTGCGTATCAGGCAGCGGCCTGCGCGGGGTATCACGCCCGAGCAACGCCACCTCCGACAGATGGTTGTCCTTCCAAATCTCCGCGCTGCGCCGAGGAAATGCGTTGGTCGCCAGCAGCGATTCAAACGCCTCCTTCGGCATCTCGACATCGCCGACCACATAGGCTACGCCGTTGCGCTCCTCGTAGCGGACGGAAGTGATGTCACCGACAGCCTCGGGCCGAGTGGTCTTGCCGTCCTTCTCGTGTTCGATGACGAGTTTCGGGCGACTGCCACGCTTGATGAACTTGCCTGTGCGCTGAACGATGTCCTTGACTCGACCATTATCGTACTGCTTCATGGATTCATCGTCGTCCGAATCAATAGACGGATCGAAACCCATGAACAATTCAAGGTTCTTGATGCGGACTCGTCCTTCGCCAGACTTTTCAATGGTGTGAGATGCCATGTTTAGTGTTTGCCAATGAACAGGGTTTTGTCGCCAAGACGATAGAACTTGTCCTCAATTCGCTGGCGCGCAAATCGTTTTGCCTCCACCTTGTTCCAGTTTCGGACGACACCTTCCGCTTGCTTGGCAACTGCTTGCATTTCCTTGAGTGTCTTCTCAAATGACTTGACAAGTTTCGGGTCGCCATAACTCTTTGCCGTATGCGCCACCAACTTCTTGATGTTTGCTGGAGTCAACGCTTCAAGCATGCTCTTTCTTCGCATTCCACCAAGCGCAGTAGAAGCATCCTCATGCGTCGATTCTTTGGTAATCGTTGTTGCGTTTGCTATGAAGTTTTGAGCGTCCGCTACGGTTCGAACAAGGTCTTGAAGGTCTTCTTGGCCCCGAACGCCGTTATAGATGTTGTTCAAAGTCTCGTTTGCAGCGGATGCAACCTTCCGCATATCCGATTGCACCTTCTGCGATTGTGCGCGCAGTTGCTTTCGCTTTTGCTTTTGCTCACTACGACTCTTGATCTTCTTGATGCCCGTCAAAAGCGAAGACCGAACATCCTTTGCCTTCTTTCGCAAAGACTTCGGAGCAGTCTTCAATGTCTTCTTGGCGGCCTTGACTCGTGCTAGCAGATTTTTCAGAGTCTTCTGCTTCATCTTGCTCAAAGTCTTGCCAAGTTGAGCAATAGCCTTTTTTGCCCGTGCAATGTGCTTTGGCTTTGGCGGCGATTTTGGCTTACGGGAAGCAGCGGGAGTCTTTGGAGTCGTTGAAGTTTTGGGAGCCTTGGGAGTTGCTTCTGTGCTTGGCTTCTTCTTCGGCTTTGCGGTTGGCTCTTTTCGATCCGAACCAACCTTCTTGCGACCGCTCTTTGGCTTCGGCTGCTTCTTTCCGGTTTTGTCGCCTCCGGCACAAGTGTTTCCGGGCTGAAAACCACCAGATGCGATACCGCAATTTGCGCCGTCAAAAAACGCCTTCTCAAAGTTCCAGTCTTCGATCCGTGCGTATGTGTTCTTTAGTGCCCCTTCAATCACTCGCTCTACTTCGGATGCCTGCTCTGACCAATCTCCCGGCCCAATCACGGTCTCCATCGCTTTTTCTACCGACATGCCATCCATCAGCAGCGACAAAATCTGCTGCGCGCGATTGCTATCAATGTCCATTCTTCACCTCCACATTCCAGTAGCGGCCGATGGACTGCACCGGAGCCGTCGCGCTGTAGCCGCTGCCCGCCACGCGGCGAGCGAAGTTTCCCGCTACATCGCCGTCCTCAAACGAAATGACCAGCGCGCCGCCGCCAGTCTCCACCGCACGCCAACCGCCCTCGGGCATCTGCTTCTCGGAGAGCAACTTGCCGAGCATGGGCGAGGACGAAGCCTCCGCGAAGTTGCCACGGTTCAGGCTTGAAGCGTCGAACTTGTCGGGCTGGCCGTGCTTGCCGAAGTAGAACCGATCTTCTGTCTTGTTGGTCATCGTTTGAATCCGGGGTCGGGGTAATCGCCTCTGTCGATGATGCGTTGCCGTGCTGCGTTATACCGCGCAAGCGCAGCGCGATCTAGAGTTTCGTCCTTGCGGATGAAGCCCATCCGCTTGGCCTCGTCAAAGGTCACAGGCTCTAGCGAGCCTCGGCAGTTGAAGCCGTTCGGCGGCACAAGCCCCTGCGAGCGCATATCCGAGGCCGTGGCGATGTACCCATCCATCTGCCAATGCGCGCCGGGGTTCTTGCTCTTGCCCTTGGGTCGGTACACGCCGCCGGGTGCGCCGCGTGTCCGGCTGTCGTGAATCTCGACTAGTCGCACGAGTGGAGCCCAGCGCGCAACCGCAGGGCTGTCCATCGTTTCTGCTGTCGCTTCGTTGTAGGCCGTGGCTGTGTTCGTGCGGTAGACCGTCTCCAGCCGCGCCGAGGTCATTCCGATGATGCCTTCGACCTGCGCCCTCCGAATAAAGGAAGATAAACTTCCAGTTTTTAGCCCCTTCGGGATGGACTGGTTCACCATGCTCTGCGCGATCAGGTCGCGGATGCGCCGCGCCTGCGCGTCGGTCGCGCCCTTGACTCGGAACGATCCAGAGAGCGTGTCCTGCAGGGCTTGCAGCCGCTTGGACAGGTCGCGGATGGCTTCCCGGCTCTCGGCCTTGGCAATGCGCTCGGCTAGCCGTCGCATCTTGGCGCGGATGCGCCGCACTTCCCACCACGAGCGCGGGATGCGGTTCCTAAACGCCTGCACGGCCTTCCAGTACGCGCCGGGGCCGAAGCCCGCCGACGCAGCCGCGAAGGTGTCAGGACGCTCCTCCGGCCATTCCTCGGCCTCCCAATCGGCTCCTTGCTCCTTCGTGGCCGCGTGCGCCTGCGCCGAGCCTGCAAGGGCCGTCAGCGTCATCACCTTCCCCAGAACCTCGCCGTACCTCTCCCACGCCTCGGCGGCATCCTCTGGCTCGCCACGCACCTGCGCTGCTAGGGCCGCGAGATACCACCGCCGGACATCGGCGAGTCCGCGTCTGTAGATCCGCTCAAACTCGGTCACTTACTTGGCTTTGGACGCGACTTTGAATCCTTGACCTTTCGCCGCCAACCCCAAAGCCGCTCCGCATCCTCTCGCGATACTGGGGTGTCGATACTCACGAATCCAATATCAGCAAGCGAGTTTGCTGGCCGCCTTGTGCTTTTCTTCTTTGCCATTAGAACTCCAAATCTACTATGAGAGTTTTGCCATTCGTATCGTGATGAATTTTTCGAACTTCATACACATTGGGAGGAACCGTAATTTCCTCTTCATATTCGTACTTGGCCGTCAAGTTTCCGTTCTGATCCCAACCGTTTGTCACACCGTTGATTCTCATCAAAACCTGTACGCCCTGACCATCTGTCGCAAATTGTTTCGCAATGCTTGCGTCTAGCGAAGTCGAATGTGCTGCGGATGCTACAAAAACTCCACTTTGCAGACTTTCAAGCAACTTGCCAACTTCTTCCTTTGGCACATTCATGCCGCGATATACCGTCACCGGAGGCGGGCGAAGTTTTGCGGCATGGAACACGCTATTCGCGGCCCTTGCTGTTTCGTAAAGTACGCCAATCTGTTTCGCCTGATTGCTTGGGAAGTCTTTTCCTTGCTTGATCACAATGTTCTTGCAACCCAGCATCCAATCTTCTTTACGAGTTGTTCCTTGAGCCTTGAACCATTTGGTGAAGTCCTCAAGAGTTGTCAAACTAGATTTGGTCATGACTGAATAGAATTTCCGACCAAACTCACTAGCAATAGTTCTAAACTCGCCAGTCATTTCATCAGCGTTTTTCTGAAGTGGTTGCGTGCGATCAGTCTTGGCTAACGCCGACTGCTTTTTCCATTCCTTTATTTGCTGCCTGATCTTTTCGGACGAAACTCGCTTCACCGTTCTTACTGGCGTTTCGCGGATGTCCGAAATGCTGTCTGCAATAGGCTTCGCCTTTTTTGATCCCGTTGCGTCCTTTTTTTCCGTCTTCTTCTTCGTCTTTTTCTTGGCCTTGGCAGTCACATCTTGACCGCTTACGCCATCTTTTTGTCCGCACTTGTTGCCCGGTTTGAAACCTCCAGATCCAGTTCCGCAGTTCGCGCCGTCAAAGCGATCCTTGCTGCCCCGCTTGGCACTCTCGTCCTTGCCCTCGGCGCGATCCAGTTCGGCCACCTTCTTGCCTGCCCACGACTTGCCCGCGTCGCCGCCCCAGAGCAGCCACGCGATGTAGCCCGCGCTGTCCTCGCCCCATCCCTCGCCCTGCTTGTCCACCTCGTGGCGCGCGAAATACGAATGCATGCGGCGCACCGTGGACGGCGAGAGCGTCTTGCGGTTCGACAGGTCACGAGCGCGAGCGACGCCGACTTCCGTGCCGCCCCGGCCATGCTTGCGCCGCAGTTCAAGACCGCGCTCGGCTGCTTCGGCTGCGCCCTTCGGCGGGGTTAGATCGACATCGGAAAGCGCGAAGCGATCCTTGCTGAACGGCTCCGCGTCACCCTCTGGGCCTGCATCTCCCGGCTCGTCGCCCATCGGTCGGACATCTAGCGGAGGCATCCCGCCGCCGCCCATGCCGCCCTCGGACGGAGCCTGCAACACCATCTCATCATCCTCCGGCTCCGCAAGGCCGAGCACCTTGCGCGCCTCGCGCTCGCTCACGCGGCCACCCAACTTCGTGAAGGCTTCAATGGCCTTCATGTACTCCTCTGGGTTCGGCTTGCTCACGCTGAACGAGAACGACGGCGGGATTGCATCGTCGCCGAAGTTCATGCGGAACAACGGAGTGACGATTTCACGCGTGATGGTTTCGGCCAGCGCGTTGGCGATGTAGGTGACTTGACGGTTGAGCGTCTGCGCGTGCTGGTCGCCGATGCTTGAGCCAAGGCCACTCGACACCGCCTGCGAAGTGCCAGTCTGGCCGAGGATGACTTCCTTGATGTTCTCGGTGAGGTACTCAACCATCTTGGCGAACGCTTCCGCGTTGCCGCCGTTCGGCTCCTTGATGTCGATGCCAAAGCCCGCATCGCTGCCGTCCGCGTTCTTGGGAATCAGCACGGAGACATCGCCGAGCAAGTTCTGCATGGCGGATTCCATGTCAGCCTTGGCAGCCTCATTGCCCACGGGGTAGTTGCCCACCCGGATGCCCATGCTGTAGCGTTCGATATAGGTCGCCCAGTTCTGTAGCGCGGCTTGCTTCAGCGACCAGTAGTACCAGACCAAATCGCGCATGCCGCGACCGAGGTAGGCGTTCTCCGCCTCGTATATTTCGTCGAAGTCCACCCCTTGCTGCTGGTAGGTGTGAAGCGCAATGGTGGCTCGCTGCTGATCGTCCAGCGGCAGCACGCGGCTATCCCAACCGATCACCGTGCCATTGATCTTGTCCGTGTCCGGGGCTGCGCCGCCAATGGTCTGCGTGTAGTAGCGCGGGCCGACCTTTAGGCCCAACTGCCCGAGTTCGGTCATGGTGAGGCTGTCGCCGTGGATCGGCATCCAGTCGCGGATGTAGATCGTTTCGCCTTGCTTGCCGAAAACCATGTTCACCGCCGACCGCCCGTACCAAAGCGCGTCGAGCAGGTGGCGCATCATGTCGGTGAATCGCGGGGTGTTCTTCAGCAGTTTCTCCACGAACGCGGCCTGCTCCGTGGCCTGCTCGTCGCCTTGCATGTCGGCGGGAACCTGAACCGCCCACTCCGCGCACGCGACCGAGAGTTGCAGCATGACGAGCGGCCCCATGATGTCGGGGTCGTAGCGCATCTGCCGCTGAAGGTTTCGATCCTTACGGAACGCAAGCGAGCCTTGGCGCAAAATCTTGTTGACGGAGAGAAAATAAGACCTCTGCATCTCGACCGGGGTGACGAGTGCTTGGAACACGGGAGCCACTCGGATCTGGTCGCCGCCTTGTGTCTGGTTTGCGTCGCTTGGCATTAGGGATTGTTTCCGTAGAGCCGCCACAGTTGCGGCTTGGTGCTTTTGATTGTGGCTGGCTTTGCCCGTGGATCATATCGGCGCGTTCGGGCATGCTCTAGCAAATCCACCACCGCATCAACGGTGTCATCATGCTCCCCAGCGGGGAATCCGACGAGTTCATCCACGATTGGTTGCTGGGACGGTTCGACCCGGCCATCCGCTCGACACCGCAGCCGGAGTCGATGCTGCTCAACCATCGCTTGCGCCTCGCTCGCCCGCGTGATCTTGTCCTTCGTGCGTGCGACACGCCGCACGGGTATGCGGGTGGACTGTTGGAGTTGCTGGCACAGGCCAGCCTGCGGGCCGTTGCCCTCGGCGATGATCTGCGCGACTCCTAGACGGTCGCAGGCATCCACGGCTCGGCGCAGGAACTCTGGGAATGTCGCCTGCATGCGGAGGCACTCCAGCACCCAGACATTGGCCTGCGAGTCCATAAGCGCGATGACGCACACGCTGTAGTCTCCGCTGCCCGTCGCGTTTGCGGTGAATGCCCAGTCAATCGCCGCAACCACCGTGCCGTTGGCTGTCGCTTCGTGCGCGGGGTCGCCCGTGTAGTAGCCCTGCTCCAACCACTCGGGCCGGAAGATCAGGCTCTCGTCCGACACAGGGATGAGTTCGTAGGCGCGTGCGTAGCCAAGCGGCCCCATCTCGCGCCGCTGCGACTGGAGGATTTCAGGCGTGAAGACCTCGCCCCACGGACTCTCAAATCCCCGGCACGGTCGCCAGAACAGCGTGCCGTCCTGCTCTCCGACGCGCTTCCATTCGGCGGTCAGATCGTCAGAGTGATACGGCGTGAACAGCCTCCAAGTCCGGGGCCGCCCTGCGCTGAAGTCTCGCATGGGGAGCCAGTTGTTCCTCCATGCTTCCTTGACCTTCTCGCGCTCGGCCGGGATCAAGACGGAGTTGCGAAGGTCGCACACATCGTCGCCGATCAGCAGATCCACGCGGCCACCTGCGCGACCGAAGATGTTGGCCGCCTGCATCGTCGGGTCGCGGTGCATGGTTTCCGACTTGACGATGATTTCGCTTGAGCCGTCATCATCGGCCTTGGGCTTCACGATCTGAATCTCTGGGAACACCTCGCGGTAGACATCCGAGCGCATGATCTGCACCACCATGCGGATCTGCTCTTGCGCCTTCACCACGGTCTGTCCAACATGCTTGATGCGGATATGCGGGTTCCGGCCAATCTCCCACGCTTCGCGGATTCCGATCTGCACGGACTTGCCGTGACCACGCGGAACGCCGATGGCAGCGTCTCCGTGCTTTGACAGGTGGGCCTGCATCTCGCTGTGCAGACCGGACTGGTTGAAGCCCAGCAACTCGGCGAACACATCGCAGCACTCGCGTGCCGCCGCGATGACCGCACTAGTTTCCGGGTCGATCAATGGTTCCTAACCGCTTGGCGATGATTTCGCGGGCGCGTGCTTGGATGGCGGGGCTGATTTCCATGCGCTCCGTAGCCTGCCCATCGTCAAGACGCTCCATCTTGTCGAGCGCGATGGCCGCTGCCACCTTGTCTCGCATCATGGCGGCAAGCACCTCGGCGGCTCGCAGGCGGTCGCGGGACTGGCTCAAGTCATCGTTCAAAATGCGCGAGCAGATGTCGGGAGCCTGCTCCATGACGGCATCGGGGATCTTCCACCCAGCCGTCACGGCACGCTGTAGGAGCCGCAACGATGCCTTCTGATTGCGCTTGTCGATGTCTAGGGCCGGATGGGCTTCCACCACGGCGGGCGGCTCTGCGGGCTTCTCCGGCTCTTTGGGCTTGCGTGGCTTGCGTGCCATGCTGCGAGTCTAGCGCGGCTCGTCCTTCTCCACGAACGAAGGAGGGACGCAGTACCAGCCCTCGGGGATGGTCACGGCGTTCGGCGAAAGTTCCCAACCGTCAGCGGTCAGCGTATACACGCGCACCCGGCAATCCGGGCCGACGCGCACGGGGCTGCCTTCAGCGACCAATGTGACACGAGCGCACCCAGTCGCGCACGCGCTCGCCAGCGCGAGACAGCAGAGCCTTGTCAGCCTTCGCATCGGTTGCCTCCGTCTTGCCGATCTTCCCGCCGAAGCGGCCTAACACCTCGGCCACGATGGCCGCGATGAGAGCAGAAAGCCACGCCATCAGTCGGCCTTGTTCGCGTCCTTGGCGAGGATCAGGCCAACGCCAGCCATGATCGCAGCAATGCACGCGCCGATGTCCGGCACGGTCGCCGGGTCATTGTCCGTAAACGCCTTCAGCGCCGATCCGATGGCGACGAGGATTGCGGCGATGCCTGCGCTAGTGGTCTTCCAGTTGTTCTTCATGTGGTTCCTCTCAAGAAACGAAGCGCACGGCAAGGCCGACGCTGATGTTCGACGCGGTTCCGGTTGACATCGTGATGGATGCCGTGACGGTTGGTGCTGCCGTACCCAACGCGGCAAAACAAGTCAGACGGTCGCACCCACACAGCGGGATGAACGGCAGATTGTCTCCGAATGCCTGATTTACATTTGTTGCGGACAGAGATCCGCCAAATGAACTTTGACCCGTTAGAGTTTCAAACACCGGGGCTGCGCTAGAACCACGCAGCAGCGATGTAACCACGGTGCGCGTGAGGCCATTGCTAGCAGCGGTCGCAATGCCGTAGTTTGCAGGGGCCGCCGCACTATTGTCGGAGTAA